GTTACTTTTAAGTATAAGGTTTCCTGAATTGTTTGTCAAGGTAGCATAAGTAGTACCTGCATCTTTTAGGAATATATCTGCACCATCAGCATCAAAAATAATATCGCCATCAACGTCTAATGTAAAATCACCACTAGAAACATCATACTCATTATCTGTAATTGTAGTGTAATCATTGTCACCAATGCTTGCTGTATCAATATATGCAGTTCCATCTACATATACATCTTTATACTCTAGTGATGATGTACCAAGGTCAATATCGTTGTCTGTTACAGGTACAACAACACCGTCTTGTACACGTAGCTGCTCTGTAGAAGTACCGCTAACCTCTACATAGATGCCAAAACGATTGTTAGTACCGTCTACTTGAATCTTGTTGATGCCATCAATATCAGCAATCAGAGGAACATAAGAGCCTTCATCTGAAGTACCATCATGCTTGTGACCTGTAGTGCCTGTGTCACTCTGCTTAAACGCATCACGTAATTTGTTGTATTCTGCATTAATAGGCGCTGCACGTACAACGGATGTAGGTACAATGTCTGCTGTAGATTGGCGTGTATAGCCTGACATGTTTTAGTATCCTCTTTTAACGTCTATCGCCTAGACCGTAAGTTATTGTAATAGCCTGAATAGTATGACTAGGGTCTGTGCTGTTAGTAACATAACGAATAGAAACAGACTTACCTGAACCTGAAATAGTAGTACGTTCTACAGGTGAAGGGTTGCCATCGTAAATATCTGTTGAGTCATACGTAGCCTTATCATAGAAAGCTGCAGCACCTGCAGTAGACAAAGTGTAACCTGAGCCTGTTGTTACATCTGGATCAGAGTAGTCGTACTCTACACCCATAACAACCGTAACCTCACCTTCTGAACGCATATACGTGTCTACATCATAGAAAGACTTACGTAGCGCTGGGTCATCCATGTAGAAGAACGGAGTCTGAAACAAGCTAAAGATTTCATTACCGTTAAAGCTTGTTGTAACTTCCTGACGATATACGTTACCTGTTGAATCCCCGTGAATGACAAACTCTTCGTCACCAATATAACCACTATCAGCTACACGTACAGACATACCTACAAGCTGACTAAACTCAAACCCTGCACCACCCTGTCCACTACGACGAATAGCACCAATAACACCTAGAGATTCCTGATCAGCAAAGAACAAACGGAACTGAGACTTTTTCTTTACTACAACAGCAGTCATAGTAGATAGGTCTTCTTGAGCAGTAAAATCTTCAAAGATAGACTGAATAGGCTTAGACAGAGTAGCAAGTTCAATATCACCAATACGGTCTGTACCTGTAACAGGACGAATACCATCTGGTGCTAGGAAGATAATCTCACCGTTGAACTCTGCAACACTATCAGGTGCAACGCATCCTAAGTTAGATGTAATGTTCTGTAACTGGAAGTCTGCAATATTGTTACCAACCAAGCGTTTGATATTATTAGTACCAAAGATGAACAACTCATTACGGAAAGCTTTTAGTTGTACAATCTTAAAGCCTACGTTAATAACGCCAGCACCTGATGCAGGAGTCCAGTCTGTCTCGTCTAGTGGCGCACTAAAGAATAGATTGTATGGCTCTGAGCTATCACCTGCTAAGAATAGATGGTTATTAAACGCAGCTACTAGGCTAGGTGCGCTGGGGGACTCACCACCTGTTAGCTGTACATATGTAGTACCATCCCAAGTAGCTGCAGGGTTAACCCCATCAGCCATAGCAAACTTAGGTGCACCCCAGTTAAAGCTCTCGAAGCGTACCTTGTCTACGTCTGTCATAGTAGGTGAACCTACAGACGTAATAGCTACCCATGCATCTGTTGTGTCATTCCAGCGATGCAAGTAGTTGTTACCTGAGGATGGCTTACGTGCAGCAAAGATACCATCATTAATATCTGCTGAGACATGCACACCCAACACAGGAGAGTTAGCCTCACCAGGTACTTCACCGTATGTATTATCAAAACCACTAATACGACGATACCCACCATTCAAGGCGGGTTCATAGTTGATCATACGTACACCTGTGCCTGATAGTTGCCCACCTTGTGTAAGAGGGTCTTGGTTAATCACTAGACCACCCTGACAAGCTGTAGCAAAGGTACGTAAGTTATCTGCCATTACTTAATGCCTGACTGTGCGTTGAAGTATCTACCTGCACGTGCAGTAGACGTAAGGTACAAAGGTGTATCTAGAAGGAGTCGGCGCATATCATCCATACCCTTCTCAAACTTCTGCTGGTGTAGTGCTGCACCCTGCTCATTAGCACGGAAGCGTAGCAAGTACATTACTGCACCGTCTACTACTACAGTGTTGAAACGATCAGGGATAATACAAACATCGTCATATGTTGTCATGTCTGTAGGGTAAGACCAGTAGCGATACTCAATCTCGTATGCATCATCTGGCAAAGGTGTAACACCAAACTTTAGGTCTTCTGTCTGGTATATCATAGTAGGAGTAGTACGTGCATCTGTACCGCCTACGTCTTCATCAGCACGATAGTAACGTAGGTAATCCTCGTATGTAATAACAGATAGTTTAGCTGGCGAGTTATTCTTAGAAGATAGACGCTTTAAGTAGAACGTATCCCAGTCTACTTTAGATGCATCAGATGCGAAGTCATAAACTCCTGTACCTGCTGTCAATGTCTGCGTATATGTTGTAAAAGTAAAAGGCCACTCTTGAGCGTGTTGCAGAATCTCTCGTACTGACGAGTTAATGGCATCCTTAGCAAGACCTTGCAAGTTACGTGCGTCACTAAAGCCATCACCACCAATGTCTAACTCAACTTCGTTGACACGGCGTAATGCTTGGTTTATGAGAGTAACATAGTTAGCCATTGTGATTCCTTAATGTAAAGAGGGGCCAGCCCCTTAACAGAGCTAGCCCGACTTGTTATTTAGACTTACGCAGCGTTGTAACGTGCAGTTACTAGCGCCTCTGGGCGTAGGATTTTACGTCCATATAGGTGCATACCACGTACGATGTCTGCGAATGAATCAGGGTCACGGTAGTTCTCAACTTTGTTGATCTGTTCCGCTGATGCTACTGCATCGTCCTGACCTGCAACGATAACACCGTAGTTGTCGTCTTGTGCTGTTGCGCCTGATGTACCTGCACCTGTACCTGCAGAAGGTAGGTTGTTAGATACGTACAAACGGAAGCCATGGATGTTGTTTGCCATGATGCCGTTCATCAAGCCTGAACCACCGAAGTCTGCATTCAACAAGCGTGAATCTTCGTCTTTAAGCAACTCGATAAATACCGGGTCAACTACAAGCCAACGTCCACGTGAGTCAACGTTTGCTGTATCCATCTGACGTGCCATACGAGCAATAACCGCTAGAGGTGATGCTGTTGATGTAGACAACGCTGTTGCACCTGGTAGACGTGGTGCTAGAGGGATAGAGTCACCTGTTCCACCTGAAGGTGTAGTGGTGATGTTGTTGATGTCAGCTAGCGTTAGGTGGTTCGCTGTTAGGAACTCGCCAGTTAGGTTGCCAGCAGTGTCGTGCTGTGCGTCACCAGATGTTGTTGTGACTAGAACACCTGCTGTTGAATGACCAGACAAGTAAGACAATACGTCTGCGTCCATTGCGTCAGCCATTTTGTATGCTGCACGATCAGCAGCTAGGCTAACATAATCAACGTTTGCGAACTGATCTTCGATGTCATCCATTTTGAATGCGAAGTAGTTAGCTTTGTCGATTGTCAATGAGAAGTCTTCATCGTTTAGCTTCTCAACCTGAATAGCTGTGTGACGCTCAAGAGCGTTTACAGTTACATCTGGTTCTTTCTGAATACGAACAACATCGCCTTGGTTAGCGATCTCACCAAAGTAAGAGTTGTTTGTAATTGCGTTAGAAACAGCCGTCTTACGTAGAGCGATCTGTGCCTGTTTTGAGTAAATGATCGGTGAAAAGTTACCGTCAAAACCCCCTGATGCGGAAGTAATAGCCATAGTTGATTTCCTTTCATAGATATGGCGTGAGTATTAGACACTACATATTCACTGAAAAGAGGCCGAACATAATTAGGTAGTCCATAAGGGGCTAATTTGTTAGGGTAGTTCTTTCGTGTGGCTAGTGCTTAGTTATAAGCATGTATAGTAAGCTTATACATACATATAGTTTTATTCATGAAGTAAAGATTGTCAACTATCTTTTTGTTACATCATAAATAAACTTACCTGAGCGTTGTGCTTCCATGATCTCGTCAGCACGTTTCTCATATTCTTTGATAGACATCTTAGCTACATCTGATTCACGTAGATAGGTAGAACTATCGTCAGACGTAGGTGATTGAGTACGTTTAGCGCTAATAGATGCTGCTGCCTCTTTGTCTGCCTTAACTGCTTTCTTAGTAGTAATGCCCTTGTCAGTCTTGTACAAGTCAATCACACGAGCTACAGACTTAGCGTCTTCAACATTTTCGTATAGAGCATTCTGTACCCACTTAGGCTGTTCTTCTGCCCATGAGTGAAATGCATCGTCTTTACGAATGGCATTAAAGTCAGGATGTAGAGCAGCTAGCTCAGCTTCTGCTTTTTCACGCTTAGCTGTAGCACGTAGCTCTTCAATCTCTTTTAAACGTCCGTCTAGATCAGAAGCACGTTCATTAGCTTTCTTCTCTGCGATAGCTTCAACGATACCTGCTACATCAGGATACTTCTTAGCCCATGTCTCAATTTCTTTATCTGACTTAGGTAGTACAAGCTCATTCTTTGTTGCAGCTTCTAGTTGGGACTGTAGCTTTTCTAATGCAGCTTTGTGTTCTGCATCTTTCTCTTGCATGTACTTACGAATATCAGAGTATCGCTTCTTAAAGCTCTTCTCTTCAGCGTCTAGCCCAGCATCGCTTTCTTGTGCTTTAGCTTTTGGCTTTTCTTTTTGTTCGGTACTACTCTCTGCCTGTACTGGTTCTGAGACAGACTCTGCGCTATGGGGTTGCGCTTCAGTAGTTTCTTCTTCGGGCGTTTCATCTATCTCACCACGAGCTTGCTTTTTTAGAGCTTCTAGTTCTGCTTCATCTGCAGCAATACGTGCAGCATTACGTGCGTGAGGTGCTGCGTTGATTACCTGTTTCTCAATGTCTACTTGTTCTGATACTGACATATTTACTCCTTATGTTGGGGCCAGCCGTAGCTGGGTAGCCTTATTGTTATATGATTATCGGATCAGGGCCGAGCATTATTCGTCGTCGTCATCACTGCTATTAAAAACAGTTGGTTCTGGTGGGCCGCTTGGTTCGTAGTCTTCAGTACCCCAACCAGAAGCTGCCCTTGCCGCTGCTGTAGCCTCTCTACTTGCTTCTGCTTGGGCTTGCATTGCTTCGTTCCATTCTCTCGGATCAGCATCTGAACCTAGAGAGTTAACAAGGTTGGTTGCGTCTACCCAATTACCAAGGGCTGTGTCTTTCCAATCTTCGTCTGTCTTAATGTTTTCAGGTCTAGTATATACTTTTTCTTCCCGTTCTCCACTAAAGAAATCTCTAATACTATCAAGGAAACCACCCATTACGCCCTGTTCTTCTTTGCTATCAACGTAAGCGTCTCTATCTTCTAAGTATCCTCGTTGTATACCTAGTGCCTTTTTAGTTTCATCACTCACGTTTTTATCTGCTAATGCCGAATCAATACCTGCTAACAGTTTGTTCTTTTCATACTTGCCAATTAGCTTACTTCCAAGATAACCAGGTATACCTAATGCTGCACCTCCTACAGTACTAAGTAGGTTTTGAGAGGAGTAGTAAGTATCTACTGCTGACTGAACATCTTCAGGATTACTAAAGTTTATTTCTTTATCTTGTTTCTCTGCATCTGCAATACGCTGTCGTGCACGTTCTGCTGAAGCTATATCAAAACCATTATCGTCATCATCCTGTTGAGGTGTAGCTACAGTAGTTTTTTCTTCTTCTGTCTTAGGACGGTAGCCTTCGGGAATCATGCCCATTGGATTACCATTGAAGAACGGAATAGTAATTTCCATACCTGCATCATTAACATACACTTCAAACGTATTTCCTACGCCTGTCGTTGTACCAGGAAGAGCAGGAATATTAATGTAAGACGGGAAGTTAACACCGCCACCTTGGTTGTATCCTTTGGCTAAACCACCAAATGCCATCTCTGTTTGATCAGGTTCTTCTTCAATAATAGTCAGCTCAGAAACGTCAAAGGGCAGTTCATCTTCTACAGGTTCACCACCGATGCGCCCATTAGCTTCCATCTCAGCTAGACCCATCTTAGCTTGTGCACGTAGGTCTTCAAAGAACTTCATACCATAATAACGCAGAACATCAGCAGGTACAACATACTCGCCTTCACTCAACATAGCAGGAATATCATCACGTACTTCTTTAGGTAAAGAACCTGGTGGTACTTCGTTGCCTGACACTGGGTCTACTTCAGTACGACTTGATTTGAATACTGCTTCTGTTTCATCATTTAATGCCATTAACTTTGTCCCTCAAGTATTTCAATCGACG